GTGCAGATCTTTTCTGTTGTCCATAACTAGGTGTTGTACCTCCAGTAGACGTTCCAACAGTAGAATCATCGAACGTAGCCATTATGCAAGTAATCCTCCTGGTCTTTTTTGCTGTATTAATTCAGATTGTACTGCAACAGATATAAGACGGCCAAGCTCTCTACCTTGATCTTTATCTCCTTCAACAGAAGAACCAGAAGCATCTACATTTACAACTATATTTGTTGAACCACCAAGCATTTCATTAGGTGTAATAGTTCCAGAAACACCTGGGGTAAACAGTTCTGGGCCACGTTCTCCAACCATGTAACTACCACCAGACTTAACAGGACCACCATTTGCTGCAAAACCAAGAAACGGACTTACTGGGCTGGGTGGACCAGAAAAAGGATTAGCCATTCCATCTAAAAGGCTTAATCCATTAAATCCTCCACCAAATAAACCACCAAACATTCCAAGAAATCCTTTTGATATTTGTGCAGCCATCATCTGTGCAGCCATATCTAAGAAATGATCTGCTATTCGACTAAACATATTTCTAAACGCATCTTGAACAGTCATTGTCCCATTGATAATTCCTTTAAATGAGTCAGAGAATGAACTTTCTATAGCTTTACTAAGCTCAACTATTTGTTTTTGTGTATCCATTAAGTCTTCTAGTCTTTTATCAACGTCAACTATTGCAGATGCAACAGGACTAGCTAATATTTCTGCATTTCTTAATTGAGCTTCATTTAAGTCTCTTTGTAATCTTAATTCTTCTAATTGATCTTTTAGTTTATCTTTTCTAATACCTACTTCTGTTTTTTCAAATTCAAACTTTTTAAGTGCTATTTTTGATTCAATTGCTTTTATTTCGTTAGTTTTTCTTATAACATCTTGCTCTTCACTTCTTTGTGTAAGTCGTTTTGCTTCTAATTCAATTTCTGATTTTAAATTATCTATCTTTACTGATCTTGAACTATCAAGTAAATCTTGAGAGATCTGCACTTTTGCAGGTGCAGAAGATGGAACAAATTCTGCTCTTAACTGATTTAGAACATTAGGAGTTAAGACATCAGCACCAAAACCTTTTGCTCTACTAAAATTATCACCTAAAGCAGCAGTAAATCTATTACTAGGTAAACTACCAGGAACAAGTTCCCCTAACATTTTATTAAATTCATCTTCACGACCTTTTGGTACAGCCTCTTTAATATCTCGTAAAGTAAAACCAGCACTTGCTCCTTGCATAACTTCATTTAAAAAGAAAGCAAAATCTCCTAATCCTTGAGAAACAAATGACAACAATTGAGTATTTAATTTTGCAAAAGTATTTCCTAATTCTTCAAAAGATTTTGATAATTTTTTAAGTTGATCTACATCTGCAAATTCATCAATTTCAGCTAAAGCAATATCAGCAGCAGTAGCTTGTAATCCTAATTCTTCTAATTTAGTAATTTGACGTTCAAGAGCAGTACCAGTTATACCAGCACGTTGAACCAAAATATCAATATTTTCAGATGGTTTTCTAAGTGCAGTACCAAGTTCTGTTGCTTTTTTACCTAATCCATCAATAAATGCACCTATTTGAGTGCCAACTAAAGAAAGAGCAAAACCAAATTGTCCACCTAATAATCCACCAGTAGCACCACCAGCAAAACCACCAGCAGATGCACCAAGACCTTGACCAAAGAGTAAAGGAAAAGCTCCACCAATTAATGCACTTGATTGAATTTGTCCTCTTATTCTTCTATCTTCAGCAGTTTTATTTCTTTGAAATCTTCTAAATCTACCACCAGGACTTTCAGCTATTCTTTGTCTAATTTCTCTGGCATCAAATCTATCTCTTCTACTAATTTTGTTTGTTTTTTCTTGTTTATTAGTATCTCTTAATAAAGTCCTTTGTTTTTCTAATTCTTTATTCATTTCTTTTATTCTTGCCGTAACATCTCCATATTCTTTTTCAGTAAAATCTAACTGTTTTCTTACACCAGTTAAAGTATCTAAATATCTTTCAATAGCACTAATAGTATTAGCAGGAGTAATATTTAAAAGCGTTGATATATCTGCATTACTAAAACCAGTGACACCAGCAACATTTTTAGAACCCATCGCACCAAAAGTAGATGCTGTAATCTTTGCACTTTCATTGAATCTTTGAAGAGATTTTATTTGTGCTGAAAAATTTAATTTTGTAGCACCTTGAGTAAATAATTCAAATTTTTGACTTGTAATACCAGAAGAAGCTGCAAGCTCCTTCATTCTTTCTGCAAGTGCTCTAGTAGAGGCAATACCTTTTCTATTTGCACCTTCATAATTTAATAAACCTTTTGTATATCTTTCAAACGCAATCTGAGCTTCTTTTGTTTTTTTAGTTAATTCTTTTGCTTTAGCAATTGCATCTTTAGAAAAAGGACCACCAGATCCTGGACCTTTTCCAGTTTTCTTTGATAATTGATCTAATTCTTTTTGTAACGATTTAACTTTTCTTTCTGTAGTAGTTAAACTTTTTTGTAATACTTTTAATTTTTCGTCTTTTGTCCTGACATTAATATTAATTCCGTATTCTGCTGCCACTTACTCGACCAAATAAATTACCCCTATCTTACCTCCTTCTGGGTTTCATGGCTTGTTTTTTTTGCACTTGTTCTTTATATTTCTCTTCTTCTTCATGTTTTAACTCAAAAAAACCTGCCCAAGCTATTAATTCTTCTTTAGTTAAATTTTCCGTAAGTTGTCTTAATGTCATTCCTAACTCTTTAGCTAGGAAAAACATAAAGTACCAATCTTTATTAACTTTTTAAAGATGCTTTCGCTTCCTCCACTTTTAATTCTTCTCCTGATGTCATCATTGCCATCTGTATATCTTGTAAAACACCAGCATTTATTTCTCTTCTAAGTGATGCTTTATGACCTTCTTGAAATAATCTTTTGCCATCTTTATCTAATGCTTTTTCGATCATAAGATTTAAAGCAAACTCATTGCCATCATCTCCTTTAGATTTTGCAACTATTGATTCTCTTTCAGCAATAGTCAAAGGATGCCAATAAATTTCTAATATTATTTCTTCTCCATCTTTAACTTCATATTTATATTTTTGGCTGACACCAAATTTGTTTCTGAGGAGTTCAATCGCTTCCATAGTATTCTAATATAATATTTATATTATACTTATATTAGGCGTTAGCGGTAAATTGACAAGAAATAATTCCAATAAAATGACTTCGATCTTCTATTTGTAACATATTTGGACCATTTATATCTGCAACTCTTGGACTACAACTAAACCCATCTGTATAACCAGAAGCATTAACAGAAGTTAATCCATCTATAACATCTTCACAAATAGCAGACACAACAGATGTTCCTTTATTTTTTGGAACATAAATATTACATTGAATAACACCAGAATAATAATCAGAAGCAGCACCTTGATTTTGTATAGTTGCTTGATTAAAATTTAAAGTCATCACTATAAACTTCGTAGTTTTCCCAGGTGATTTAAATGGCACATTATCATAAACCATTTTTATAGTTGGATCATTATCATTAACTTGATCAGTAACTGCTTTTTCAAAAGCTGCTCTTACATTTACTAAAGTCATAATTAATCAGGTTCGATGTAACGTAAACCAGATCCAGGTTTTGATCTGCCAAAACCACCAGAAGGTTTAGCTCCTATAAATATCTTACCTTTTTCTCTCATATTATCTTTAATAATTGTACCTGCCTCTCCTTGTACAAATTCAGAAATTGTTGAACTTTCTGCTGCATAACCTGCATATTCAGCAGTATTACCAATATATATATTTGCCTTTCTAAATTTATAATCAGTACCAACAGGAAAACGAGGATCAATTACTGGATTTTCAGGTCTTGAACCTGCTGGTTTCCATCCTTCACCACCTTTTGGTAAATCATGTTCTTTTTTAATTGAAGCCCAAGGTTCAAAATCTTCTACCGCATCAGTTTGATTTATTGGATTTCTTCTTACTTTCCAGCTAGATGCTAAAAAACCAGTATAAACAGGACTACCTGTTTCAGAACTTAATCCATCATGTAAATCTCTTATAGTGTCTGCAAAATCAGCATCTAATTGTGCCATCTGATTTTTCATAACATTATCAGCACTAAACTCTTGTTCTCTAGGCATTTAAAACCTCACAAATAATGTAAATAGATAAGTTTGCCCACCTCTTTTAGTATCTATATCTGTAATTATTCCTGTTACTGTTGAACCAGCATAACTAAATGACACTTCATCTTCTAAATTTGGTTGATTATCTCCAATAAGATCAGGTGTTATATAAATCTTTGCCTGTCTAATTTCTCTATTATCATCTTCACTTGATCTTATAAATTCAATTGGAGCTTTTATATCTGAATAAGTAGTATCTACACTAACTTCTTCTCCAGTATCAATGTTATAACTAGATGTTCCTTTTTTTACATAAGTAATACTTGAATCTAAAGAAGTTCCTA